ACGACAACCTACCGGCTGAGATCAAGGCGGCCAACCCAGCCCGCAATGACGCAGCGGGGGAGCTGGTCTTCAGCAAGGGCGGCTCGCTCTACGTCAGTACCTCCTTCCGGGGCGGCACGCTGCGCTACCTGCACGTATCCGAGTTCGGGAAGATCTGCGCCAAGTATCCGCACAAGGCGCGGGAGATCGTAACCGGCGCCTTCGAGGCGGTGGCAGCAGATTGCTTTGTCACCATCGAATCGACGGCAGAGGGCCGGGCCGGCTACTTCTTCGACTACTCGCAGAGCGCCGAGAAGCAGCAACTGTCCGGTGCTCCGCTGGGCCTGCTCGACTGGAAATTCTTCTTCTTCAGCTGGTGGCGTAACCCGCTGTATTGGCTGGACCCGGCGACGGCGGTTATTCCGCAGCGCCTGACTGACTATTTCAACGACCTGGAGGCCAAGCACGGCATCCAGACGAATCCCGGGCAGCGCGCTTGGTACACCGCCAAGGAAAAGACCCTCGGCGACGACATGAAGCGCGAGTATCCGTCGATCCCTGTCGAGGCCTTCCAGCAATCGGTAGAGGGCGCCTACTACGCCCAGCAGTTCACCAGGCTTTACGCAGAAGGCCGCATAGGCGCGATACCGAACAACTCGCACCTTCCGGTCATGACTTTTTGGGACATCGGCGTCGGCGACTCTACGGCCATCTGGTTCGTGCGCCAGGTCGGCACCGAATACCACGTCATTGATTACTACGAAAACTCAGGCGAGGGCCTGCGGCATTACATGAAGGTGCTCAAGGGCAAGGGTTACACCTATTCCGAGCACTGGGGGCCGCACGACATCGAGAACCGCGAGTTCGGCAGTGACGCCAAGAGCCGCAAGGACATCGCCAAAGAAGGCTATGAGATCGATGGAGAGCGGTACTCGATCAAGTTCCAGGTCGTGCCCAAGACGGGCGTTGACACCGGCATCGAGGCGGCTCGGGAGATCCTGCCGCGCTGCGTGTTCGACGAATCAAAGTGCGAAGAAGGCATCACCCACCTTGAGAACTACCGCAAGGAATGGGACGACAAGCGCGGCTGCTGGAAAGACAAGCCGCTGCACGACAAGACATCCCACGGCTCTGACGGCTTCCGCTACTTCGCGGTCGCCATGACCAAGCGCAAGCCTGTACCAACCTCCACCCAATCCCTGAGAATCTGACCATGAGTGATGACCCAAGCGCCACGCTTCCGGCGGTGGACCGCATGCGTGCCTACTGGGACATTGTTGCGCCGCTGATGGATGGAACACAGGCAATGCGCGAGCAGGGCGAAACGCTCCTGCCGAAGTATCCCGCCGAAGAACAAGATTCCTACAATCAGCGCCTGGCACTGTCCACATTGCTGCCGGCCTATTCCGAAACAGTGGCGAATAACACCAGTCGGGTGTTTGCCGAGCCATTGCAGCTGGGCGAGGATATCCCTGAGTCGATTGCCGCGCTGTGCAGTGACTTCGATATGGGCGGCAGCGACCTGAACAATTGGGCAGCCCGAACCTTTGAGCTGGGTCTTGGATTCGGTCTGTGCCATGCCTTTATTGATCACCAGCCCGCAGGCGACGTGCGCAACCGGGCCGAAGAGAAGGCTGCAGGCGGGCGCCCATACGCCGTTTTGGTTCATCCTGATCAGGTCAGAGGCTGGCGGGATGAGGCTGGCTCTTTGAGGATGGTTCGTTATGCCGAGCAAGTGTCAGTACCTGACGGGGCTTTCGGCAGCAAAATGATCACGCAGATCCGGGTGTTTGAACCGGGCTCATGGAAGATCTACCGGATAGTGGAAGCCACTGGCGTCTGGGGGGTTCATCAAGAAGGGCAGACCAGTCTCGACTTCATCCCGTGGGCGACCTTCTACACGAAGCGTGTCGGCTTCATGGAGGCCAAGCCACCACTACTGGAGCTGGCCCATTTAAACGTCAAGCATTGGCAGTCGCAGAGCGATCAGGACAACCTCCTGCACATCGCACGGGTGCCGTTGCTGTTTATGTTCACCGATGACGAACAGTTCAAGCTGGTTATCAGCTCCGGCAGTGCAACCCGCATGCCGGAGGATGGCAACGCCAAGTACGTCGAGCACACCGGGGCAGCTATCGAGGCGGGCCGGCTGTCGCTGCAGGATCTGGTCGAAGACATGCGAATGTCGGGTGCCAAGCTGCTGCAAAAGGACAAGCAGCAGACCAAGACCGCGACCCAGGCCAATGAAGAAGCAGCGCAAGAGCTGTCGCCGCTTGCTCGTATGAGTGAGCAGTTTTCTGACTTCATTGCTCAGTTGCTCCAGTTCATGGCGAGCTATCAGAAGCTGCCCGAGGGTGGCCATGTAGAAATGCGCGGCAACTTCGACTCCGACTACGCGCCCGAGGTCAGCCTGCCGTTCCTGCTCAATATGGCCAATGCCAGCAAGCTTTCCGACGAAACACTGTTTGCCGAAGCTCAGCGCCGCGGAGTCATCAGCGACGAACTGGACTGGGCGGTGGAGAAGGATCGGCTGGAAGCGCAGGGGCCGGCACTGGGGGCAATGTAAATGGCGACGGTCAACGAGCAGCTTCAGTCGGCATCGATTGGTCACGCCGTGGACCTGCAGCACCTCAGTAACGCCGAGGTGCGCAAAATCATGGCGCTGCTCAACAGTGTCGACGCCGACCTTCGAGCGCAGTTGATCGCTGCGATTGAGAGTGCCGGAACTGATACCTTCACCGCGCAGCGCCTGAACACGGTGCTCGCCTCGGTCCTGGCGCTCAACAAGTCGATCTATGCCGAAGTGGGCAAGGTGTTGGTAGAGGTCGTTAGCGATCTGGCCAACTACGAGATCGGCTACCAGAAAGAGCTGTTCGCAGCGGTGATCCCGAAGGAAGTTCGGGTGGTCGTCTCGCTGAACACGATCAATCTGGAGCAGGCACGCCAGATCGCGATGTCCCGACCGTTCCAGGGCAAGCTGCTCAAGGAATGGATGAGCGACCTTGAGGCGGGCAGGGCGGAGCGCATTCGGGACGGCATCCGTATCGGTATGGTCGAGGGTCAGACCACCGAGCAGATCGTTCGGCGCGTCATGGGCATCAAGGCCGAGGGGTATGCCGACGGCCTGCTGAATCGCAGTCGGCAAGACATCGAGGCCGTCGTCCGGACGGCGATCAGCCATACGGCACAGGGGGCACGCGATGCTTTCTACAAGGCCAACGCTGATATCGTCTCAGAGGTCCGCTGGCTGAGTACGCTGGACAGTAAGACATCGGCGCCATGTCGCCTCCGGGACCGACTGGTCTACACCTGTGACACCCATCAGCCAGTGGGTCACAAAGTGCCTTGGTTGAGCGGGCCTGGCCGCTTGCACTGGAATTGCCGCAGCACCTCGACGCCGATCATCAAGGGCTGGGAAGAGTTGCGGTTGTCGAAGGGGCTGTCGGAAAGCACTCGAGCCAGCATGGATGGTCAGGTTCCGGTCTCGATCAACTATGGCGAATGGCTGAAGGCACAGAGTGCTGCTCGACAGGATCAGGTCCTGGGCCCGACTCGCGGCAAGCTGCTGCGTGATGGCAACCTCGATGTCGGCAAGTTCTACAACGACAAGGGGAAATTCCTGACCCTGGACGAATTGCGCGATCGCGATGCAGCGTCGTTCGCCAAAGCTGGGCTATGATGGCCTTATGACTGATAAGCCGAAATTCCATGTGATCGAAGGAACACCCGCTCCGGATACTTCGAAAGAGCGGGCAATGAAGCGCATGCGCGAAATGCCCAGGCCTGCCGAGATGATCCGCTGTCATCGCTGCGGCGGGGCCGAGGTCATCCAGACGAAAATCGGCATGATGTACAAGGACGGCAAAGCCACTGGCGGCACGAGACAGATCTTGTGCGCACTCTGCTTCATGAGAGGCGAGAGGGTTGTCCTGAGCAAGTAACACCACAACACACACAAGCCCGCCAAGTGCGGGTTTTTTATTACCCAAAATTCAAGCCCCTGCATCCGCTGGGGCTTTTTTATGCCTGTTGTTCCGGATGGGGCAGGGCGACATCGGGCCGGATGGCTCAGCAGATGGGCGGATGCCCGGAGATCCAAATGAAGTTGAAACTCGACGAAAACGGCAATGCGGTTCTCCAAGATGGAAAGCCTGTCTATGTCCACGACAACGGCACCGAGGTGGCATTTGATGCGCCTGGCACCGTTGCCACGATCACCCGACTCAATGGCGAATCTCGCGACAATCGCGTCCGTGCGGATGACGCTGAGAAGGCCCTGAAAGGATTTGAGGGGATCACGGATGTAGCTGCCGCGCGTAAGGCGCTGGATATTGTTTCGAAGCTCGATCAGAAACAACTGGTGGATGCCGGTGAGATCGACACGGTTCGCAACGAGATCAGCAAGGCCTTCCAGGCGCAGTTGGATGAAGCCAACGGCAAGGTGCAAAGCTTTGAGCAGCAACTCTACGCCGAGAAGATCGGTGGCAGTTTTGCTCGCTCCAAGATGATCGCCGACGAGCTGGCTGTTCCGGCCGACATGGTGCAGGCCACGTTCGGCAAGGCTTTCAAAATCGAAGAAGGCAAGGTCGTTGCCTATGACGCGAACGGCAACAAGATTTTCAGCCAGGCGCGCCCGGGTGAGCTCGCCGACTTCGACGAGGCCCTGAAAACGCTCGTCGAGGCGTACCCGCACAAAGACCACATCCTCAAGCCTTCCGGTGCCAAAGGCAGCGGGGCGCCCAACGGAAATGGCAACCCCCATCCCGGCGCACCCAAGTCTCTGTCTGAATGCAAGACGGATGCGGAAAAGGTCGCCTACCTCGAAACGATCAAATAAGGAGCCATAAATGGCTTTCGATCTCGCTATTTTCAACAAACAGACCTACACGGCTCTGACCGAAACCGTGGCTCAGGCCATCGATAAGTTCAACGAAGCATCGGCCGGCACCATCGTTCTGCAGAACGCTCCCGCGCAGGGCGACTTCGACATCACTGCCAGCTTCAAGCTGATCGGTAACCTGGTTCGTCGTCGCAACGTCAATGGCACCGGCACTGTCGCTGCAACTCGACTGACCCAACTGCTGAACGCCTCCGTCAAGGTCGCGGCCGGCACCCCGCCAATTGAATACGAGGCCGCACAGTACAACTGGGTTCTTCAAAACCCGGCGCTGGCTGCCCTGACCATCGGCGAGCAACTGGGCCGTGCACGCGTCGCCGATATGCTCAACACCGGCATTCGTGGTGCAGTTGCCGCAATCAGTGGTCACGCCGACGCGACCTTCGGCGTCGCGACTGACGCCCCGACCTTCAAGGCCCTCAACCGCGCCGCGTTCAAGTTCGGCGACCGCTCAAACGCGATCAATGCCTGGGTTCTGCACTCCGGCGTCGTTAGCGAGCTCTACGACAATGCACTGACCAACGCTGAAAACCTGTTCACCTATGACGGCGTAAACGTCATGCGCGATCCGTTCGGGCGCTTGTTCGTGGTGACCGACTCGGACGCACTGATCGTGCCGGCCGGCTCTGATCCGGTAGCCAATCCGCAGTCGTTCCGCTCTCTGGGCCTGGTTCAAAGCGCTATCGCGGTCACCGGTAACAACGACTTCGACGCCTTGTTGAACCGCACGACCGGCAAGGAAAACCTCGGCTCGGTCTATCAGGCGGAGTGGAGCTACAACCTGGGTGTTCTGGGTCATACCTGGAAGACCGCCGCCGGCGGCGCATCGCCAAACGATACCGCCATCGGCACCTCGGCCAACTGGGAGCGCACCGCCTCCAGCGTCAAGGACACTGCCGGCGTTCTGGTGCTGAGCAAGTAACCGAAAGAGGGGCTTTCGAGCCCCTCGCTTCCCGAGGTGAGACATGAGCAAGAAGATTTTGTGGTTCGTGCGCGGCCCGGCCAGCGCTGAACAGATCATTAAGGCTCAGGCGGCAGGCCTGACTATTCGCGACCCGAATGCCTACCGCGCAGGTGACTTCATCGAACATGCCGACGGCGTGGCAGGTGACGCGCCTGCTGCGTACCTGGAGGCGTTCGACCTGGTAGAGATGCTGCGTAGTGACGGCCCGACTGTGACCGAGTTTGTTGCTGCTGGCTATCTCGCGTCGAACTACCCGCCAGAAGGCTACGAGTCGTGCAGCACCGCTCAAGAGATTGCCGACGCGATTGCCGAGCAAGATGCTGATAACAACGCAGACGGCAAGATGCCCATCGCCAAGCTGCGCGAAGTCCTGACCGTAAAAGGTATCGAGTTCGACCCGAAAGCGAAGAAGCCTGACCTGCAGGCATTGCTGGATCAAGCCGAGGTCGCTGAAAAGGTCGCCGAGCTGAAGGTTGTGCTGACCGAAAAAGGCATCACCTTCAATGACGACGCAACCCTGGACGAGCTGAAAGCGCTCCTGCCGGCGGAATAACCCATGACCGACTTCATCACCATCGCGCAGGTGGACAGCCTGCTGGGCGTCGAATGGGCGACCGAAGACAAGAAGCCGCGCGCGGTGTTGATGGCGAACACCTGGCTCACTGAGCGAGTGCGCAATGTGGTCGATCCGACGCCGGACGCCATCGTTCAGGCGGGCGCTGAAATTGCCACCGAGGCGGCAGCAGGTCGACTGTATGGCGCTCAGGCTCGCGAGGTCGCCGAGACATCGGTGAAGGCTGGCAGCGTCAGTACCAGCAAGGTGTTCTCCGAGGGGTCGAAGGCTATGACAGCCGGCGAGTCGTTCGCTCTGGCATTGATCAAACCCTGGACGACAACCAATCAAATCAAGCTGGTGAGAGGCTGACATGGGGCTGCGCGAGGATATCCAGGCTGACATGGCTGAAGCCTTTGACACCGACCTGGCCGATGCGGTGAAGACGTTCACGGGCGGCATCACGCTGCCCGGTACTGTTGACCCCGTGACAGAAGAAACCACTGGCGAGGTCGTGATCGAGTACACCGGGCGTGGCGTCTTCGATGCCTACGAGGTCCGACTGGTGGACGGGATCAACATCAAGTCCACTGACCAGCTACTGATCGCCCTGACCAACGAAGTGACCGGGACGCCTCAGGTCGGTCACAAGATCAACGGCTCTGAGGTACTGAGCGTCACGATGGACCCCGCCGAGGCGCATTACGAAATCCAGTTGAGGGCGGTGTAATGGCTGGCTGGAGTATTCCGCCGTCGGCGTTTGCTGACATGGTGGATGAAGAGGTTGGCAAGCGGGTGCGCACGATCGCTTTGGCGCTACTCAACGAAGTCATTCAGCGCTCTCCGGTCGGCAATCCTGACTTATGGAAGGATCCGCCACCGCCTGGCTACACCGGCGGCCGCTTCCGGGGCAGTCACATCGTCAGCATTGGCAGTCCGGTTTACACGGTCACAACCAATATCGACCCAAGTGGATCGGAGACGCAAAGTAAGGGCATGGCTGCGCTTTCTGGATTGGAGCCCTACACCCAAGTCTTCATCCAGACAAACCTGCCGTATGCCGAGCGCCTGGAGCAAGGTCACTCGGGACAGGCACCGAACGGCCTGTACGAACTCGCATTCATCAGTGTGTCGGAGATGTTCAGATGACCTACGAAGAGATTCGCGCGGCCATCACGGCCCGGACCGTTGCTTTTACGGGTATCGACCAGGACAGGATCTTCTACCCAAACGCCGTGATCCCGCCTAAGTACCTCGACACATCCGGCATCTTCAAACCCCCATCGGAGGGTGTGTGGTGCCGAATGACCATCCAGTTCGCGACGGCCTTCATGGCAGGAATGGCTGACAAGCCATACACCCGCAAGCCCGGGCAGATTGTGTTTCAGTGCTTCGCCAGGCAGCGCACGAACATGAAGACGATCACTGCTTTGGCTGACGCGCTCGAAGCGCACTTCGGCTACTGGACCGCCGGCGACCTTGAATGCATGGAGGTCAGTCAGGCCGTGGTCGGTGACGACGGCAACGGCTTCTACCAAATAAACGTGAATATCCGGTTCCGCGCCGGCTGATCCAGCGCAACGCACCAACAACAGCCCGCGATGCGCGGGCTTTTTCATGTCCGCAATCTGGAGACTCACTATGTCGAGCGGCGCCAAGGTTACAAGTTACATCATCCCCGAGGTGACGCCCGGCGTGACCCCGGAGGTCGGCACCTGGGACACGCTCCGGCTGACCGGCAATGCGATGACCCCGACCGTCAACACGGCGACCAGCGACGAGATCACCGACTCGCGCATAAGCCAGGGTTCGGTCGTGACCAGTACCGATATCGGCGGCGACCTGACCGCCGAACTGTCCTACGGCAGCTTCGACAAGCTGCTGGAGGCCGCTTTCTACGGCAACTGGACCAGCAACGTGCTT